ATCATTCTTTGGTTGAAACCCAAAAAGAAAACATTAAAAAAAACAATCCTAAACTTAATCATTTTTTGGAGAATAAAAATGGAACTCGCTAACTTTTTGACGGACCGTGATTTATTTAGCCAACTTGCATCTGGGATTGTTTCTTGCCCTGATTTAACGATCAACAATAATCAGTTTGATGACGCTAAACGATGGCAAATTTTTAGCCGTGTTCGTTTTGAATATGTCCGTCCGACTTGTGGAATGCTTTCGGAGTCCGTTCCATCCGTCCTTCCTACAATGGATAAAGATGAGCGCGACTACGGATTAAAAGCCTATATCAATGCTGGCTTAAATCCTGACAAGGAGTCTATTGCATTATTTCTTGATGCAATCAACAATCCTATTCCTGATAGTTTAGGCGAGCATCTAGCCGAATATTATCAATCTGAATCAGTGCCAACGCCTAATACCGAAGCATCTCTTTTTCCTGCTAACTACATCATTATCCATGATTTGCATCATGTTCTTTTAGGTGCTGATACCACTCAAAGGGGAGAGATGGAGATCATCGCTTTTGAAAGTGGAATGCTTCATAAATCACCAGCCCCAATCCTTTTATTAGAACAGCTTGAAATCTTTTTGAGTGACAAAACGGATTGCATTGATGCTGCGAATCTTACTAAAGCTTGGAATATTGGCGCTAATGCCGCCTCGTTGTTTGAAAATTGGCAATGGCAACACGATCTTAATTTACCTTTAGAAGAAGTAAGAAACAAATATGCAGTGCTACCTTTGCGCCGTCCCTAACGGTTTTGAAGCGTTAGTTCTTAAAGATGCTGGCTATCCTTTTGGCAGTGCTAAAATAAAGCGGAGAAGCTTTTCTTTACAACACACTTCGCGATCGCCTGTCTGCTTCTCTCCAACAAAGGTAGGCGACGCTTATTTAGTATTTAATCGTTACGCTTAAATTCTTCGGCTAGTCTATTATTTTACCATTATCAAAAACCGTCACAGTGGCAACGGCTTTTTTGTGCGCCGATACATGAGATATCCCTAAGAACGATCTAAGAACGATCTAAGAAAGTCATGCGGAATTGAAGAAATACACAAATACCAAAGGAATAAAAGAACGTGAGTAACTTCGTAGAATTTCTTTTCAGTATTGAAGGCTCTTTAATCCCTAGAAACTACCATTACTGTCTCTATTCTGCCTTGACGGGATTAGCTCCTAAGCTCAAAGATAACCCTGAGTGGGCGATCGGTAGAATCAGTAACACAAATATTTTTGACGATCGCACATTACGTTTAACTCAAAACACCATAAAGCTACGTTGCTCCAAAGATTTAATTACAGAGCTAACGATGCTTTTTGATTGTCAAATCCATTTAGGCAAAGAGTTGATTAAACTCAAGCTGGTTAATGGCACAGAGCTAAAATCTCAAGAGAATCTAGCGGCTTGGGTATCAATTAAAACCGACAACAATCGTGAACCCGATCTTACTAGGTTTGCGGTGTCGCTAGGTAAGCAACTAGCAAAGTTTGATATTAATACACTGCCAACAATAGGGCGCAAGGAGCAGCTAATTATTAAAAAGCAACCGTGTGCTGTATACCCTGTAATGTTTTCAGATTTGCGCCCTAACGAGTCTTTGATATTGCAAGAGAAAGGGTTGGGAGGTCGCAAACATCTAGGATGCGGGTTTTTTGAATAAACTAACTTCACACCCCCAGCCATTGCACTCGCGACGGCTTTTTTGTGTCTATAAAAATAGTTTGGTTTTGCTATTGACAAAACCTATAAGGCGATCAATAATAGGTTATTGAGTTAAACAAAGCAAAGGAAATCAAGGCAATGCAAGTCACAGTTTTAACGGTTACAGCGCAAGAATATAACGCAAAGGGGGCTTATACCTTTGAGGCTTACCAGTATGCTAACGGCGTATGCTCTGTAAGTTACGAGCATACGCATGATGGGTTCTTTCTTGATTCAGACAGCATCGAAGCGTGTGGGCTAGATGAGGTCATTGATATTGAAGAATCTCATGCTTTCGAGATGTCTATTGATGCTTTTAAATTGATTCTTCAAGAGTCAATTAATGAGTTTGGGCATTGTGAAGCGACAAAAAGAGCTATGGAGCTAATAAATGCCTAGAGGCGGCAATCACGGAGGCGGTAGACCTAAGAAACCGCCCGAAATAAAGGCTAAAACATATTCCTACTGTTTTAGCCCGATCTTAGGAGATGCGATCGCCGCTATTGGTGACAACGCATCGCAGTCAATCCAAGCAATTGTGCTTAAGTATTTTGGGATTACTCCCTTGCAATGGGAGATTTACACAGCTTGGATTGAGTGCGATCGCAAAATCATCGCAACAGCCGAAAAGCTAGGGCGCGATCCTGAGAATATTCGGCAAGTTGTTGCCAAGGTTGAACGGAAATTAACAAAAACATAGTTTTGGGAGCTGCTTAGATAGCAGCTTTTTTTGTGTCGCCACGTATAGAGAAATATCTATGCTTTGCGGGGTTGGGATTTGTAAATTAATGATTTATTTGTGTACAATCGTACTATACTTATTAAGTAATCAAGTTTAGGTAAACAAAAAAAGCGATGGGCAAAGCAGCTACACACAGCCAAGTTAAGGCTTATATCCCTCCTGACAAACACCGTAACGCCCGAATTGCGTCTGAGGTTTTGGGAGAAACGATTAACGACACTATCGAAGCAGCGATCGATAATTTGATTGCTAGAGCAAATATTAAAGGTTTGGCGATCGCTACTGAACAGCCAGTAGAAAAACTGCAATCAATAGAGGATTTGCGTAAAGCATTAGGTAATGGTGAGATGGCAAAAGCTAAGGAGCGTTTAGCATGAATTACAGTTTTATTGGCGGCGATCGCAGTGGATGGGTTCGTATTTTTGATAAGAGCAAAAAATCAAAACCAAGCGTTAAAATTTCTGGCGCTGATTTGATTGATTTTCTCGAAGGTCATCGCAAAGCCGATCATCATGGCGCGATGCAACGCAATCTCGAAAAGTTCTACAAAGCGGCGATCGCTAAGTCTGATGAGGTGGCGGCGTGAGTAAACCACAATCTCTTAACGATTTAAAACGTATCGCAATCGCTAAGCACGGCGAAGATCGGGCGTGGTCACTAGCCATTATGGAAGGCAATCCGCGTCATAAAAAACCTTGGCAACTTGCGATCGCGCATCCCGTTCAAACCGTGAATGAAAAACTCAAACATCAGATTTGGCAACAAAAAATTAATGATGAAGTGAAATAATAAAAAGCCCTGAATGCATAGAGTTTTGTTTATGCATTCAGGGCTTTTTATTGATAAATTTGTGATTTACTTTACTTAAAATAGTCTATAATTATAGACATCTACACAAAAAAGATTATGAAACAACCTGATGACAACGTATTGATTAATGTTCGAGTTACCCGAAAATTCCGAACTGATGCGGCGATCGCATCAAAAACTCTTGATAAGCCAATATCCGAGATTTTGGTTGAAGCCCTTGAGAAAGCGATCGCTGAAGCAGGAGTTAAATAAATGAGCATGACTTGGTTTAAATTGCATCATGAAATTATTGACGACATTAAAATCCGTAGATTTTCCGCGCAAGAAAAATGGGCTTGGATTGTACTTTTGAGTCTTGCTAGCAAGTCAAGTGATCGCGGGAAAGTTACAGCAGACAACGAGGATCTTGCAGACTATTGCGAATTTAACTCTACTCAAGATTGGCTTTACTATCGAGACAAATTAATTACCAAGGGGATGATTGAAATCAATGCTACGGGCGGGTTAACAATTGTTCACTGGAATGATCGCCAAGCCAAGAAACCAAGCGATGATCCATCAAGAGTTAAAGAGCGTGTTACAAGGTCAAGAGCGAAAAGAAAAAGTGAGACTGCAAGCCAATCTCAAGAAGATGTAACGCGATACAAGGCGTTACAAGTTGAATGTAACGCGGATGTATCGCCACAGAAGAGAGAGAGATCAGATCAGAATAGATCAGAATTAGATCTAGAAAAAGAGATCTCTTTCGCGCAAGAAAATAATTTTGAAAACTTGCAAGATGATTTACAAGACTCAGAAAATTCTTTATCTGAAAAAAAAATAGAATCTCTCGCTCTCGAAAACAAATCCGAATCCGAAGATTTAAAGACCACCCCCCTACCCCCCTCCAAAAATTCAATCCAAAGCTTTGAAGATCGCATGAGGTCAGGATATAAATCTTGGATCTGGCAACGCAAAATAAGCGATCGTCCTGAATGGTCTGAATTGCTGACCGACTGGGCTAAAACCAAAGATTGCAAACTTGGATTTAAAAATTCACTGATTGAAGCTCAAAAAGCATTTCTAAAAAAACGTAATCTAACTTGTGACCATGCAGCCGCTATGAACTCGCTAAGCAACTACATCAAGGCTGATGATATTGCGTCATTCATGATTCGTACTGACGAGGCGATCGCCATAGAACAATCCCAAGCCAAGCGATCGCAACAGCAACCCGCCCCGATCGCAGTGCAAGAACCCGAAATCATCGCACCAATACCAAGCATGGCAAGAGAATACGCCGCCAAATTAGCTAGGAAAGCATCATGAAAGATCTATCAACTGGTGAAAGTCTATGCTCAGTCGTAGCAGAAAATATCGTCATTGCCACAGTATTAAGCTCTCAGGACGTGATTAAGGCTGTCACCCCTATACTGACTAGCGAGATGTTTTACACAGCCCTTCACGGTCAAATTTTTGATACCTGCGTAGAGTTATTTAATTCAGGTGGTTATATCAGTCCTGATTCCGTGTATCAACACATGGCAACCAAGCGCGAAATGAAAGGTTTACCGCCAAACCTAAGCGATCGCGCCGCTATTTTTGCACTGTACGAGAATCATTTACCATCCCCTAGCATTGTTGAATATGCCGAGCTAATCCGAGAAAAGTATAAATCTCGAAAGTATCGCGACTTTTGCCGAGAGGCTCAAGGCATTTTTCAAGAGCGTGAATTTGCGGACTCACTCTCGTGGTTTGAGCAAAAGCTCGTAGAATTTCGGGCTTTGCAAGGTGATGAAAGTCACACCCGATTAATGTTTGATGTCATGGGAGAAGAGTTTATAAACTTAACCAAGATCGCAGAGGCTAGGGAGACAGGCAATATTCACGAATCGATCCTACCGACTGGATTCAAAGATCTTGATTACTTGCTATCAGGTGGACTACCAAGGCAAAGACTTGTAACGATACTTGGTAGCACTGGCATGGGTAAAACTACCGTACTACTTGAGCTACTGACTTACACTTCTTACGTGATGAGACAGCCATCATTGTTCTTTTCTCTTGAGATGAGTAGCTCAGCACAAGCTCAAAAACTGTTTTCTAAACATGCTCAAATCAGTACAGGATCGCTGCAAAACGGTCGTATTAAGCCTGAAGAATGGGGCGTATTAATGGAAGCTCAAGAGAACTATTCGGGCTTACCTATGAAGGTTAACGATCGCGCCCGAAAGATTGAAGATATTGTCTCTATTGCAAGACAGTTTTATGCTGAGCATGGATCTATTGGGATGATTGGGATTGACTACTTAACATTGGTTCGCACTAATCAAAACATGCTAACTAGAGAGCGTGTAGATTATGTGTTAGAAGAGCTTAATCAACTCAAAAAAGAGTTAGATACTCGCATCGTAGTTTTATGCCAAATTGGGCGCGATACTAAGCAATCAGGAGATAAGCGCCCAACGATTTATAGTGCCAAGGAATCAGGTGGAGTAGAAGAAGCTAGCGATCTAATGATTGGCTGCTATAGAGATGAATACTACAACAAAGACACAGTAGACACAGGCATTTTAGAGTTAATCACTTTAAAGAATCGCTATGGCAGAACGGGTACGGTCAAACTGATTTGGGACGGTGCTAACTCTACAGTTTCTAACCTGAGAGCAAATCATGGATACTAACACTCTATCCCCTGACTTCTCACAGTTCATCATTGCCAAACAGACAGAACTAGAGGCGATCGCCGCCTTTATTGGCAAAGATGAAGCCCAAAAAATCTTGACAACAGCACTGCAAGAGATAGGCGAAATCTCTCCCCCTGTAGTGACTACAACTGCCATGATTAAAGATCCTTACGACTATATTTTATTGGCTGGAAAGCTAGTAGAAAAGCGTAAAGGATTAGTGAATCAGCGCAAAGATTTAGATACAGAACTCAAAGAACATCTAACTTTACTTGAAGCGAAACTTGGTGAAATACCAGTAAGCGATCGCCTTGCAGCTTGGCTCTCTAAATACAAGTTGAGAACTGGCTCTGAGGTTGAGACTGTTTCCCAAATTGCAGATATCGCCACGATTGAAAAACTAATTAGCTCTTTAAAATCTTTACTATGAATAAACTCCCCATCTGCATCCCCTCTATCCCATCCCCTGATACCAGCCCCGCAATATGGCGACAAGTTGCGCCGATCCTAAGTGCGATCGCAGAGCATGAGCAAAGGCGCAAGCTCAAAGATGATCGCGCTATTGCCACTAATGCGTTATTCGTAGCTCGGTATTTGGTGTATAAAAATCAGTGGTCTAGCCTATGGCAGTCGCTATTAGATCGCAACGTTTTGCATATTGGTGACGCGCCAAAATTACAACCGCCAAAAGCTAGACCAGAACCAGAGTTAGAGGCGATCGCAGCTCCACCGCCAAAACCGAAAAGCGATCGCCCAAAGACAAAGCCTCCCAAGAATGTTGCAAAGCCGAAAGCCAAAAAGCAACGTAAGCGGATTCGTAACCGCGAAAGGCTAACAGATCGCAAATCACCAACGTACTTATATGTTTTTGCGTGTTTAAAGCCTTGTTTGAGTGGTTTGCTATCAATCCTGAATCTATACAGCTTTTTTGCCTACAGCGCCCCGTTATGCCCACGACAAAAACCACCGATCCGCGATCGCCCCGATGGTCAGCGTATAAAAGCTTTGCTTGCTTATAAGGCTAGCGGAGGTGAATATGCAAGCCTAAAAGTGTATCTACCATCGCTCAAAAAACGGTATAGGATGCACCCTGATGTTTCTAAATTGCTACTTGATTGGAGTAATCCAAAACGCACACGCACCCGTAAGAAAATCGAATCAGATAAAAAGAAGGGAGTCGCTAAACGGATTATCTCGACTGAGCAGATTAACTCAGTGCTTACCGATAAATGGCAGGATGCTGTAACAATTGCTTACAAGCTGAACGAGCTGCTAGGCGAGAATATTGAGCTAAGAAAATTATCCAAACTTCTCTACAATCGCTCTGTAGCAGGGGAAATCCATCGCTACAATCGTGATCATCGTGAGATTTCTTTCTTCTCACGGGTGCAAGCAACAGAATTTGAGAACGAATGGATGACGCTAGAGATGGCTTATCAGCTTGCAATATCTAGAGGGTGTCCATTTGCTAGGAATACCTTTAGGAAAACCCACAGATTCGATTACAGCGCTTACGGATTAGAGTTCCGCAAAGCCGCCCCTGATAACGAGTGCAGTCTGCTACGGTATCGCGATATTCAGTCATAGATTTTAGTCTATGCTTTGCGGGTTTATTGTGGCGGATAGTTATGATTAGGGTATTGTATGTTTGTAAGGTTTGTACTACTATGTAAACAGTTAGATGACGGATCAAACATTATTAAATTTGAGGGCAAAGCATATGTAATCGGGTAGCAATACCCATCCTCTCACAAAGGATTATCACCTGCGATCAAGTTGTGAGCGCGATCGCATTATTAAATTATTTGGAGAGAGATAATGGAAGGATTATCGCTAAGCCTATGTATTCGCGACATTATCAGAGACAAAATTGATCCTGAATCAGTTACTAGAATTGTCTGTTCTTGCCGACCCAACACTGATAATTCTAGTAATTTCTGCCCTGATTCATGGGCATCAATCCTTGAGAGTTATGAGCGTAATTACTGGTATGACTTTCAGGAAGAAGCTAGAGAGCTAGCGTGGAAATATCTTAATGAAGGAAAGATTGATTTCCCTAGATTACGTGGTGAAGCTATGCCATTTATTGCTCATGGGCATTGGGTAAAGTAAATGATTGTAGCAGAATACATCACAATCTCAGGGTTCCGTAAAGCCCCTACTCGCATATGTCGCCCCGTAGCGGCTGGCAAAAAAGAATATATCGTAACCTCTAACCAGTTGCCTATATTCACGATTGTTAAAGCTAAATCTGATACTCAAGATAAACAGATTGGAGTTGACGCGATGCGTAAAAGCTTATTTGACTTCCAGAATCTATTAGAAGAGCATGGCGCTGTAACTTTGACAGTGTATGGCAAACCACTTGTTAGGTGTGAAATCATGGAAATTGTAAAGGTGGAAGAATAATGTATTTATACATTGAAGCAGAAATTGACGGTCGGAAATTCTCAATTACTTCTCAAGTGATGGGAAGTTCTAAAACGTCTAAGAATGTTACTTACACGCTATACCCTACTATTGTTTTTCTTGAAAATGACGAGATTGTTTGCGATTCGGTTCAAGAAGATTTTGAGGAAAAGAGAACTCTTTGCTTTTTGAATAAATCAACTGATGGCAGTAGTGATTATTGCTCTAATGTACCAGTTTTAGAGATAAGAAAGGTAACGCTATCATGACACCACAAATCAGACAAGATGCGATCGCAGGAACAGAACAAGCTATCGATAAGCTTGTAGAGTCGGTACGCGATCGCATGGCAGTTCACGGTATTGGTAAGACTGTAGTTGATCGCCAAATTAATCAGGACTTGGCGGCTTTCAGAATGTTGGTTACTGAGTGGAAAGAGTTGAGATTATGATTCAAATCGGAGATTCTAAAGACGACGAACTCAAGGGCGTAAACCTCTTACGCATTGAGTTGGGGAATCTGACTTTAGCTATTTGGAAGGTTCCTATTTATTCAAGATTTGAGTTTTACAACGGTAAATATTGTTTTTCAATTTCGTGGAAGTATTTCTATTTTGGATTTGACAAACAAGTGTTGATTGAGATTCTGAAAGACTTACATAATGGATTACTAGCAAATTTACTGAAGATCTAAGCCAATCTCACAACGATCAAGGTGTATAGCCATGAATAACCTACCGCCCGAAAAAGAATTTACTCACATGATGTTTTGTCAGCAAATCCAAAACATTGATATAGATGCAGCTAAGCAATTGCTTGTTGACCTACATCTGCTGTATTTGGGGCAGCAAGCATTGATGGTCAAGATTGCGAAAAATGAGTTTATGGGAGGGTTGTAATGATCGCAATACAAGAAAACCTATTTACTCTAGATTGTGTTCTCACAAATGACGATGAGTCGAACGACGAAAACTATACGAGCTATTACGTTGTAGAACCATTTCGAGAATTAGTTAAAGGCTTCCATCTTGACCCGTTCTCATGCTTACGAGCAAATCAAGTCATCCAAGCTCAAACCTTTTGGACTAAAGCTGATGACGCATTCTCTAGGGACTGGACTCCATATTTAAACAAATGGGTAAATCCACCTTATAGCAAAGGAAATATTGAGAGGGCAGTAGAGATGGTTTTGAGTTATGCCCATATCGGTAATAGCTTTTTGCTAACCAATTCAAACACAAGCTCTAACTGGTTTCTGGACGCTCAAAATTATTCTGTGTGCTATCTAACTTTTAACCATCGGCTTGAGTTCACAAACCCTAAGAACGATGGCAAAAAGAAAAAATCTGGCAATGACACAAGCCAGACTTTATTCTATTTTGGTAAGTTCACAGCTAAAAAGTTTAAGGCTTGCTGTGGGCATCTTGGCAATGTATCTGTAACTATATGAAAACACCCTGTTCTTATTATGGAGATAGTTTATTATTACGGCGGTATGCTATAATAAAAAAGTAGTATCTAGTAACAGCTTATGGGTGCTTTTGTTGATCTTAAAGGTCAAAAGATAGGTCGATGGACTGTACTTGAACGAGTAGATAACAAAGGGTCACAAACGCATTGGCAATGCGTTTGTGACTGTGGGAAGGAAAAATCTGTTTCAGGTGGCAACTTGCGGAATGGGAAAACTACATCATGTGGCTGCTTTCATCATGAGTTACTTGCAAACAGAAATGAAAAGCATGGATTTTCTAAAGAACCTCTTTACTTTGTTTGGAAAGCAATCAATCAAAGATGTAAAAACCCCAAAAACAAAGCTTGGAAAAACTACGGAGGGAGAGGCATAAAGATATGTGAGAGATGGGATTCAAGTACAGAAAATGGCTATTTGAATTTTAGGAGCGATATGTCACCTTATCAACAAAAGCCATATAGCATTGACAGAATCGACAATGACGGAGATTACACTCCCGAAAACTGTAGATGGGCTACGCCTTCGCAGCAGAGAAACAATCAAAGACCTTACAAAAACAGAAAAAAGAAATGAAAACGCCATGCTCATATTATGGGGGCAAGTCAAGGATCGCATCTCAAATAGTCCCTCACATCATGGCGATACCACACACCGTTTATGTTGAGCCTTTCTTTGGTGGCGGGGCTATACTCTATGCCAAAGGCAAAATAGATCGCGGTAATAGTAACTATTACCGCGAAGCAATTAATGACCTGAATAAGCAATTAATCACGTTTTGGCGCGTGGCAAGAGAGCAACCTAACGAATTAGCGCGATGGATTGAACTCACACCTTACAGCCAAGAAGAACATCGTGAGGCGCGAAAAATCTATAACAATCCATCTGAGTTCAGCGATCTAAAAGTTGCTTGGGCTGCTTATGTGGCGTGCAATATGAGTTTTGCTAGCCAGATAGGGGCGGGGTGGGCAGCGGGTGTAATTCATCAAAACTCAGCATCAACATGGGTAAACCGCGCCGCTAGGTTACCCGAATGTTTTGAACGACTGCGAGATGTGTATATTGGCTGTGAGGATGCCTTGAGCTTTATTAAGCGATGGGACTGCCCACATGGTCTTATCTATGCAGATCCTCCATATCCTGAGACAAATCAAGGGCATTACGGCGGATATACCCTAGACGATTATCAAGCCCTATGCGATGCCCTTGACGCTTGTGAATCTAGCTATGTACTGAGTAACTATCATCAGGATATCGCGCCTAAGAGCGCTCAAAAATGCGTAGAGATAGAGACAACTATGTCCGCATCAAATGGGCGATCGCGGACTAAGGACAATATCAAGCGTACCGAAAAATTATGGATATGCGATCGCTCGAAGAATATCCGCGCAGACTTACAGGCGATCGCTAAAATGCCAAGCAAACAAGTACAACTAAGCTTTATTTAATTGCGATCGCAATATCAAAAATCTCGCTAACATTTAAGCCCAGCTCAGTTGATAAGGAAATCACCAAAGGGTAGTCTTCTTTAATTTCTGTCGCGTATTCCCAATCAATTTGAGCCGATTTGCTTAAAGTTGCGATCGCGGATTCAACAATTTCTAGCAAATCAAGTTGATGCAAAGCTAACCTCAGTCTACGAGCATCTATCATTCTGGCAAACGGTGTAGATTGAGATGCATTTTGCAACGCGGCGATTTCAACCTCAGTAAGAGGGATGTGAGTTTGCTCGCCAGTAGCCAAATCAAAGCTAGTTCTATACATAATTACTGCCAAGAAACACTTACAACGCCAGAATCAAAAGAATCAGTACCACCAGAAGTTGTCAATCTTAGCTGGGTAAGAGCCGCCGACAAAGCTTTAGTAGCAAAAGATTGAATGGTAATTCCTCCGCCTTGAAAAGAACCAAGAAAAGCCATAGACCACAAATTAGTAGACGAGTTGACCCTACTTATGGAAATTTGTCCATTAAGCAAAGTAGTGGCAGCAATAGAAGTCGTAAGTGCAAGCCCATTAGAAATAGAAGCAGCAGCAACACTAGGTGCTGAAGTAACCACACTTACAGATCCATCATAACCAGTAGTTTCAATGCCTCCACTATCACCTAACTGGAGAATAGGAATTGAAGTACCATTGGTAGACAAATTGGCAAATTTAACCAATATCTGCGTAACCCATGACGGAATGCTCGTAACATCAGAGCTAACCCCACTTAACGAAAATGGCGTGCCTTGCGTGTAAGGCTGAGCTAACTTTGCTGGCACTATTGAAGCGTCAGGGATAATGAAGGGATTAGATAAAATAGTTGCCATTATGTACCCTCCTCTATTCTCATAAATCCATTAACTGATGCCCAAATACCAGTAACAATACCAGTGTAATCATCAAAGTATTGGTAGCCTTGTGGTTCTAGTCGATACACTGATGAAGTAGAAGCTGTAGCACTCTTAGCTATATAAGCAACTGAAGTGCTGTCGTTCCTGAAGGATGCCCACTTACG